ATGCTTATTGACTGGGTAACTGTCCGTGTAAATCTCGAGCATTGCAGCGATCAAGTGCGCGCCGCAGCCCTTGCACTTGGTGACCGTATTTGCCGCTACTGCCCGACCTCTGGCGAAATACGCTATGAGTCTCAAGCATGGGACTCCATCCGCTCAGACAGCCATCAGGTATCTATCCGCTGTACAGGTGATCTCTGGATACAGGGTAGTCCCGCTCGCCTCATGGGGGACGGTTGCGCTGTCTTCGGTTCTGGCGCATCCCGCGCCCTTGATCTTGTCGGTTGCGTCAACCGCATGACCCAGTTTGTTCAGGACTATCTCGGCGCGGGTCAATTACCCGCTATCGATCTCTGGAAGGTCACTCGTGTTGACGTCACCGGCAATCTGAAGCTCAAGGACTTGGGCGCTGTCCGGGAAGCCCTATCTATCTTGCGCAATTGTGAGGGCGGCCGGTACCGGGTTAGCCAGCAGAAGGGCGATACCGTCTATTGGTCTCACAGCTCGAAGCACCGTAGCGGCAAAGCTTACGCCAAAGGCCCGCACCTCGCGCACATGATGAAAAAGCCCGACTACACCGGGCGATCTTACACACCACAGGAAATATCAGACGCCAGTCAGTTGCTGCGTCTTGAGCTGTCGTTGAAACGCGAATTTTTCGCCCGTTGTGATGATTGGAAAGCGTTGACCCCAGCCGATTTGAAGGCCGAGTGGGACTCATATTTTGAGCGAATGATAGGGGGTGCCGAAGTGGGTACTGAGCACGATCTCAAGAAACGAATTTTAGAAGCCGCCCCCACAGAGGGCCAAGGCCGGGCCGCGTGGGGCCTGTGGTGCATCATCAAGGCGCAAGGCTGGGATTCTGCCCGTGAATGTAATTCTAAAACCACATGGTATCGAAATTTAAAGATTCTGCGTGCTGCCGGACTCGGTGACGCGGACATCAGCGCGGGTAATGTCGTCGCGCTTCGCAAACGGATCATCGATGCACAGATGGTCAATGACTGGTCGCAAATCGCGGCGTAATTACTGGAGAAAATACCATGTTGAAAATTTCTATCGTCAAAGGCTTTGATCAGCCTGTCTCTCGCAACACTCAGAACGGCACCCGCTGGCATCAGATCGCGTATGCCCATTTTGGCGGCGCTTATCCCGCTGAGATTCGCATCCCTCTGGCTGATCCCAATGGTGCTTACCTCGTCGGCGATTACGTGCTGGACAATTCGTCTTTTCGGGTTGGTAAGTACGGTGATCTGGAGATCAATCCTTTCCAGCTTAAGCTTGTTCAGCCCGCGCGTGCTGCTGTTGCTCAAGCGCCACAACAGGCTAAGGCCTCCTAATGGCACAAGTCGTCGCAGTCTGTGATGGCAACTGGGTGACCTCCGGGGCTCTGACCGGCAATCACCTCATTTGTGACGGCACGCTGACACAGGCGGCGTGGCCGCCTCCCTCATTGCTTCCGCCTCTGTCTATCGCAGAGGCGGGAACAATTCTCACATCAGCCGCTGTGCTCTGGGCGCTGGCGTGGGCGTTTACCAAGATCAGAGCAGTAATGTAACCCCAACTCAACCTGAAGGAGTGTCCATTATGGATATGACCGCTGTAACTGACTTTATCACCGGCGACGCAACTACTGCTGTTGCAACCGTTGGCGGTGCCGCTCTGGTGCTAATCATCGGCCTTAAAGTCTGGCGCTACCTGCGCAGCGCAGCCTAAAAACTGCGATCCACTGGCGGGGCTTCGGCCCCGTTTTTTATCAAGGTGAAACATGGAAACAGGAATGGAAGGATGGCTAGTGCTCGGTATCGTTGGCCCTGCCTTGTGGCTGCTCTTTTCGCGGCTCTAGCTAACGGCGCTTACGCTGCGAATTCTGAATACACAAAGGTCCAGACCGCTTTTAAAGACCCTTCGGGCGGTCGCACCGTTTATGGCTCATTCATCGCTAAGACCAAAGTCAATACGCTCCCTGCTGTTTACAATAACGTCAATTTGCCCGCGTCTGCCCGTACTGTCGGCAAAATGGCAAGGGGTGCGCTCGGCGGGCCTATTGGCGCTGCATTGACTGCCGCTGCTTTGCTAGATGACCTTATTGCACAAAAGAACCCTCAGACCGGCGATTGGGAACTGGTGAAACCACCGGAGCCATTTAGTGACTGTCCGGCTGGCACGGGGGGGTACAGTTACTGCCAAGCTGTTCCTCAAGGCCTCCGCGATGTTGCGCATACGTGTGTCTCAACATCAACTCAGGGCGTCCAAACAGTATGGGGCAGCGCCCCGGTGCCTTATGGCTCGTCATATACTAGTGTTGCACCGGCTGGCGCTGACTGGGTTGGTAACTGTGGGGCGTATGCTATTTATAGAATGCCTGCTGGGTTATCGGAACCAACGACAACGCCTGCCACCGATTCCGAAATCTATGATGCGCTGTCCGATCACATGAATATGCAGGACTGGCGCGACCTTATGGAATGGTTTGCTCTTAACCGCAAGCAGGACTATCTCAACGATAATTTGTCGGAGCTGAAGCAGGCTCTGGACCAGATCGCCAATGCTCATCAGCAGGCGGCTGACAATAATCTCACCCTGGACACAGATATTGAGATCGTTACTAATTCATCGACTGAGAACATAAATAATTACAATACTGAGTTGACCGAGATACAGAAGTTGCTGAATCAGATCGTCAACAATACCACTAATATTACCGTTGAGATGGACGCATCTAAAATCGATATTCCGACCGACTGCGATTTCCACCCTACTATCTGCGCATTTATTGACTGGTTCAAAACTACTGAACCGTTACCTGAGCACCCCGATCTGCCCGTTGAAGATATCGGCCCTGAGACATTTAATAGTGGCTTAGGCTCTGGCAGTTGTCCCGCGCCTGTGCAATTCAGTTTTCACGGTCAATCGATGGAATATAGTTATCAACCGGCCTGCGACGCTGCACCGTGGTTTAAGGCGATACTAATTACCATCGCCGGTATCGCTGCCGCCTATATCCTGCTGGGGGTGCGCCAGAATGCTTAAATTCCTGATTGGCCTCGTTACTTGGATGTTGTCCGGCCTAATTGCTCGCGTCCTTATCGGGGCGGGCCTCACCGTCATTACATCTGTCACACTCGGCGCGCTTGTTGAATCTGCTATGCAGGACGCTATCGCAGGCCTGTCGGGTATCGCGTCAGCCGCTTTTCAGCTCGCCTTGCTCGGCGGGGTTGCGGACTTCTTTTCTATTATCGGATCAGCATTGCTCACCCGCGCTGCGATACGCGCTGCAATGGCGGGCCTAGGCCTTAAAACGGGATCAAGCTCATGATTATTCTGGTCACCGGCGTCCCCGGCTCAGGCAAAACGCTTTACAGCATCGGCCTGATACTTGACTGGCTAAAGCAGGGCAGGGACGTATACGCCGACATTGACGGCCTTAATATCGACGGCGTACAGCCTGCCCCTGATGATTGGCGGGATACTCCTGACGGTTCAGTCGTGGTCTATGACGAGTGTCAGCAACGCTACGGCCCTGACGGTCAGCAAGGCCGATCTAAGCGCGACGATATCGCTGCAATGGAAGTCCATCGCCACACCGGTCACGACATATTGCTTATCACTCAGCATCCCAGCTTGCTGCACAATCATGTTCGGCGCTTGGTCGGCAAACACCACCATGTGTCCAGGGTGCTCGGTGGCAACGTGGCTAAAATCTACACTCAGGACAAGGTCATTAAGGTAGACAGTCGGACCGACCTCAACGCATCGGATTTGCAGACATGGCCGTACCCGAAGAAACATTTTGAACTCTACCAGTCTGCCACCGTCCATACGCACAAATTCAGGATGCCGAACAAAGTAAAATACGGCCTTGCCGCGATGGCTCTACTCGTCGTTGGCGCTGTCTATATGTACCAGACAAGCACGTTCTTCCATCCGGACCTAAAGGAGGAGGGGCCTCCCGAAGGTTCCACCATGCTTGCAAGCCTCGACACTTCACCCGCGCCTATCGCTGTCTCTGAGCAACTACCCACCCATGAGGTCCCCCTTGCTGGGTGCATCAGTTCGTATCGAGGCTGTCACTGTTATGACGAGAGCATGACGCCAATCGCGATGGATGAAGTCCAGTGTCTCAACACACTGGCAAAGCCACTGCCACGGCGGATTGCGGCTGTGAACGGGCGCACGTCAGGAGCACCGTCACAGCCGCAACCGCAAAGGCAAGCAGCCCCTAAGCGAGAGACAGTGCAGCTCAGAATCCCGGATTACGTCGATTAATCAATGAAGCGGTGGATCTTCCTCACCTTCGCATAAACCATTTCTGGTGTGCTCATCGTATCTATCGTCACTTGCTCAACGATGAACGTTTGTGCATCAGGTGCTGGTAAAATGATGACATCGTTCAGCATAGGTCTTATTTCAAGCGACAACTCCCATCTAATTCCATATTCCTTTTCGATAAATGTCACTTGCATTTCTGAATGATCCTTTTCAGTTTTTCGCTATTTCAGCGCCTGCGGTATCTCCCCGTCAAGGGGTTGGTGCGGCCCGCAGCGCAGCGAGGACACGGCCCCTTGATCGGCACTCCGTTAATCACGCTTAGCAAGGGGGTGCTGGTGTCTTTTCGCCAGCATCCCTGCCGCGCGGCGAGCGTTCCCAAAGGGCCCCCGGAGGGCCTGCGGAGCATACCCCGCAGGTTATGCGCCGAGGATCTGCACACCAGGTTAAGCCCATTCGCAACCTATTGTTTTTAATGTGATTTTATGGCTCTATTTTTATGTCATTGCCGTTATGGATGATCACGTGTGAATAGCTCTGCTGATATTGAGCAGGTTTTAAGGGACTATGGCTTAAGGCGTGTGCAGTCTCGATCTTGGGATGAGGCAGCCGATCGGTGGGTGATGACCACCTCTCATAAAGCTGATCACCACCGTGATATTGCTAAGCTTCAGTGGTTGGCGCCCTACTTCTCGGGGCTTCGTTTGTCCGACATAGACGAGGATTTACTTTTTCAGGTTTCCCATATCAAAAAGCAGGAAGCTTCACCGTCAACTGCGAACCGTCATTTGGCACTGATCAGATCGATACTTCGGGCAGCCCGTGATGATTGGCACTGGATACACTGGGTGCCTCGAATACGCTTCTTTCCAGAGCCTGAGCACCGCGTACGCTGGTTAAGGCCGTTAGAAGCTCGAAATCTGATATACCAGCTCCCTCCCCACTTGTCTGCAATGGCTCGCTTTACCCTTGCAACAGGACTTCGCCAGAGCAATGTCAGCTACCTGCGGTGGGATCAAATAGATATGCGGCGCTCTTTGGCGTGGGTTAATGCAGCAGATAGCAAATCTCGGCGATCTTTTTCTGTGCCTCTCAATCGCGCTGCTCAATCAGTCCTTACTGAGTGGTCCGGCACCCATCCCAACTATGTATTTGTTTACCAGGGTAATCCTGTCTCGCGCTGCTCAACGGCCGCATGGACAAAAGCCAAAAAGCGAGCAGGCATCCAGGATTTTCGCTGGCACGATCTCCGGCACACATGGGCCAGTTGGCATGTTCAGAACGGAACGAGTCTCTACGAATTACAGGAATTGGGGGGATGGAAAACGCTCGATATGGTCTTGCGGTACGCGCACTTATGCGGTGATCAGTTGGTCGCTGCTGCTCAGAGAGTTGACAAGAATTGCGCCGAAGTCTTTGATTTTTAA